TTTCTACCCAATTAACTTCTGACCTTCGTATTTCAGGAACAACGGAGCCACCATTCTGACCTACTTCAGCGTCTTGAGAAGCATCCATCGCTTGTTGCTGTAAATAATTAAGTTCTTGTTCCGTAAAAGCTCCATCCCACCAAGCGAAAGGTTCTAAGTTTCGCATGTGCGGAGTAATTACATGTTGCATTAAATAAACCTTTTTCTTTGCGACAGAATAAAATGCACAAATTTTGTCGGGTTGTTGGATTGATTTTGCGTGATCATGTGAGGCAACCACGAGTTAAACAACAACATAGTTCCGGGAATCACATTGCTAAAGTGTATTTGAGGCGTTGCCATCCTTACGTCATCACTAGGCGTTGCCCACAAATCAGACATACGCTTACCGGGCCTTGGGTCATCAAATATAGGATAAGAGCCATTCTCAGGCACTTCTAAAAAGTAAAACCCAGATATTTGACTGTCCCCGTGTACATGCATGACATTACTGCCAGTACACGCAAACTCCTGACCCCACATACCAGACACATAAAACTCATACTCATCTGTTAAATAACCCTGATCCTTTAGAATACTAACGCCCTTATCCCGAAAGTAAGCCGCTAAGTACCCAAGGTCAGGGTCTTTAGCCATATGACATGTCTGTTTAACTACTGATGGCTCTATTTGCTCGTAGTATTTTTTCGTATGTTTTAGCGTGTCTTCCACCCATTCCGGGCGCTCTTCACGATAAATTGGAGAAGAGAAGTAAGCGTATACTTCCATACTATGAGTTAATGTAAGTAATTAAACTATCAGCTAAAGTAGTAACTTCGGATGCTGTTATGTCTGTAACTTCGGATGCAGTTTTAGTGCGACGATTTTCAACCAAAATTTCTTGAGCCATCCGAACGGCATCTAACTTATTTCTTTTTCCATCTTCTGTCCGATCTTCGGCGCGAAGAGCATTTTCAAATTCAACCTGAGCTTGCTGTTCTGTTGTAAGTGCCATAACGGTATCTCCTATCTAGGCAATTAAATTAAGACAAATTTTTCATTGGTATAGTGCCATACCAAGTTGTACCGCCGTCTGGCGAAAAGAAAAACCAAATATCCGTAGCATTTGCGTCTTCAGTACGAGTAACTGAACCTCCGGGAAACTCTACCGTGCCTCCTGCAAAAGCCACAGTTCGGCTTGCGGTCGCATCGTTAGTAAGAATCAACGTAAACGAGGACGCTCTACTAGAATTACTGTTTGAACCAGACAACGTAAAAGTGCAGTTACCCGTCAGTGTCGCTGTAAAAACTTGACCTGTGCTTACGTCTATTGTTTGCGATGTTCCCGTATTACCTAGCGCCGATACTTTGTCAGAAAAGATGCCCGTCATAAAACTGGCAGTAACATCCAACTCGCCCGTTCCTTTGGGTGTAACGTCGATACCGACATTGGTATCATCACCCGTAGCCGATAGTGTCGGGTTGTTCCCAGTGGCTGCGTTAGCCAAAGTCACTTCGTTTACAGCAGAACTTGTTGCTGTAACTTTAATTAGCTCCGCACCGTTGGTGTCGTTAATGCCCGTAACAACTTTAGGCGTCGTCAGGGATGGGCTAGTACCAAATACCAAAGCACCTGAGCCTGTTTCATCTGTTACAGCAGTGGCCAAGTTAGCAGAGGAAGGAGTACCTAACCAAGTTGCTACTCCAGAGCCAAGAGAGGTAATGCCTGTACCGCCGTTAGCAACAGGTAATGTGCCTGTAACTTGAGAGGTCAGGTCTACACCAGTGAGCGCACCACCCAGAGTAATATTACCTGAGCTAGTGACTGTGCCTGACAGGCTTATACCGTTGACTGTGCCTGTACCACTTACGCTGGTGACTGTGCCATCTCCGACATCAACTTGGCCCAAGGCGTCTACTACAGCAGCCCCGGAACCCGCACCGTCGAGGTAGACAATCTTAGCTGCCCCGGTAGGTATAGTGACGTTAGCGCCGGAGCCTTGCGAGATGTTAATGGACTGACCGCCTGTAGTAGCGTTCTCGATCCACATGACACGAGAGACGGTGTTTGGCCCAATAGTCAGCGTTCTAGTCGCCGTGAGGGTCGCACTAGATGTGACCTTAAAATACAATGCACGGGCCGGATCAGTCGCGCCATCTGCTACCGTGGTACTAGCATCAGCGTCAGAGGAAAATCCGTCTTGCGTGTTGTAACCCAGAGCTTCACCGATCAGCTCAAGGTTGGTATTTGTACTCGTACCCCAAGTGCCACTTTCATCACCTGTGGCAATTTCTTTCAATCTTAAATTATTGACATAAGTGGCCATTTCTTAACTCCTATAAAGAAGCATCTCCCGTTGCTGGTGGCACCGAGGTTGCATAAATCTTTGTATTTTGTCGAAGATTCAACGGTTGGCCGCAATCAGAGCAAGTGTCCGCTTCAAGCTCAGACTCGTCAAGATCGAAACCGCAATTCGCACAAAGTATCTCTACTTCGTGACGCGGATCAATTCCGCTTTCTAAGTTTTTAGCTTCATTTACTGTTCTCATGCCGCTATCTCCGTCCAAGTCGTTCCGGGGTTTGGTACTATTTGTCCCCATACTAGCACATTTCCTACCTGTCCAGTGGCTTGTACCCCTGTTGGATAGACGTTCCCTTTGCCTGTTTCTGTCGTGTTTCCTAATCCAGTGGTGCCCTGCACCCCTGTTACAAGAACCCTAAGAACAAGCTCAACCGTGGCACTGCCTAGAGCTGTCGTGCCCGCTACACCCGTAACATTGACCGTAGCGTCGGCATTTACTACCGGAGTGCCAAGGGCTGTGGTGCCCTGCACCCCTGTAGCAGAAAGGATCACACTCCCTTGTACCCCAGCGGTACCTAACGCCGTAGTACCTGCAACTCCAGTGGCTGCAACAATGGCATCTGCGGTTACTGTTGGACTTCCAACTTGTCCCGTGGCTGCGTTTCCAAGCACATCCACCGCACCGTCGGCGTTAGCTACAACATTGCCTAAAGCAGTCGTGCCCGCTACGCCTGTCGGGAATACCCCAACACCTTCTTGAACGGTTACTGAGCCAACCGCACCAGTGGCAACAAGCCCAAGAGACTCATTCCAAGCGTTTTGTCCCCACGTTCCACGGCCCCAACCGTCTAAATCAACGGTGACGTTCCATACGGTATATCCAGCTATACCTGTGGCCGATACACCTGTAACACTAACTGACGCCGCCGCTTGTGCTGTGGCGCTACCTAAACCAGTGGTACCTGAGACTCCCGTGACAGATACAAAAGCGTCTCCTGTTACAGAGGCACTTCCCACTTGTCCGGTGGCAAGGGGCATCGCAGGGCTATTATTGCCCCATTCTCCGCCACCCCAGTTGCCGTAATCCCAGCCCCCTAAAGGGACGGTAACGTCAGCCATTTAGCACCTTCTACGCAATACGAATTATCGCGTTGCTAGAGTCCGCAGTCGGGAACACAATGGTAAAATCACCGGCGGTAGACGTCTTGTCTGCGCCAAAATCCAACACCGCCACCGATGGATCACCGGACTGAGTGTCATTAAAGATCAATGCGCCACGAGCTGTAATGGTAGCCGTAGAAAAAGTCAGATCATTAAAGTCAGTAAAGGCGGTAGTTCCAGAACTAGTCGGAGCAACGGCTGTCAAAGCAGCGCCTTTCGCTGTATATCCAGTTCCAGACACTTCGTTAGTAGCGGTGTATGCCGTGGTCGAAGCGTCTAAGCTTGCTGAACTTGTGTACAAAGCAAGATTAAAGGTGTCGGCAGTAGTGCCTGCTCTAGCGACCGTGGTTCCAAATGCGTGTATACCGTTAAGAAGCTCCACTTTGAAGCTCGTACACATTGCTTGAGTAATAGCCATAATGGGCCTCTCCTATAGTTTACGGATAATATCGGCCAATTCTTTTTGGCCTTGCTTTTCGAGTTCTGCACAAATAGTGGTTCTATCTGATCTGATAGCCTCTTTCATGTAAAACACCAAAACTTGTCTAATTTGGTCTTTAAAAACAAGGGCTTGCGCCCTTACCTGCTCATCAGCGTCTTTACTAACATGCAGTAACTTGTCTAGGGCTCGATCTGCCAGTTCTTCTGGCGTCCAACCACGATTGCTGGTGGTTTTAACCTCTATTTTAAACCCATTGTCTACCGATGTTTGTACGCCTTCAATCATGGGCCGGGACTCTCTGATTTAATAGGTATCCTAATCATGCCATCACGATATTCGTCACGACGACGGCGCCCTTGTTGCTCAATGCCAAGGCCTTGAATAGCTTGCTTATAGCTATTCTCAAAATACTGGACCATATCTAAAGGCCCTTTGGTGTAACTATACGCCTGTATCAGACAGGCATACAACAATGCCTCAGGGGCATTGTTGCTTGTCCAAGTTGTTGTATTACTTGAAGAAAGCTGTGGCGGCCTGTAGATGTAACCTAGCTGCACCGAGTAAGTTGTGCTTGGCGTCGGTGCTATACAAAAATTGCTTTCATCCCAAACCGAGTAATACTTTGGTACTCCGGTTTCGGTAAAATCAGGCCAATATTCTTTGATAAAAGAATTGTCCCTGAAATCCAAAAATATCTGGTCTCCTGCTGCATCAGTAAATATCAGGTATCGATGCGTCAGTATGTCCGATGGCATTGTCAAAAAACGATCGCCACTGGTCATAGAAGCAGTTGATTCTTTTTTAAATACGTCGAGGTCAATGTCCCTAAGAATCCTGTTCTCGGCCATTGTGATGAATGTATTAATCACACTGTTAGAGAAGACATTACTGTCCACCTCAGTGTAATTTCTTATGTTTGTCACTAACTCATCGTATGTCATGGCGTCACCACGGTAACATTGCCTATTTCACCTACTCCCTCTACCGCTATCGTAGACGGGGCAGGCTGCATAGAATTTGGTATCGTCTCGAAAGGAGTGTCTCCTCCTGCGTTGTTGACAACGACAGTCAAGGGTTCAGTCCTATCTGGCCTCGGATTGGTTAGTGCTATCGCATCGCCTCTATATTGCAGAGGCTCAATCTGAGGTTCTTTTGGCTCATAGTCTTCAGGGCAGACCATAAACCCTTTCCAGTTCTTTTTTAGGTCCAGATAGCGGTATCTTCTACCGCAATAATCACACAGACCGTAGGAAAATTTACCAGTTGCCGTAGCCATTTCAATACTCTATCTGAGGCACAAAATGGACGCTGGCAGTATCCCTGTCCTCCAGCGCGGCTTTTTGGAAATCTTCCTCATAAATTTGTTTCAAAAGTCCTACTCTGTCCGGCGCATATTTCAGAGAAAGCATGTAGGCCAGACCAGAAGCTAAACAAGGCAAAAACCTGAAGTTCACGTCACTTGTATTAGTGTAGTCACCAGCATCCTGTATCCGTCGAATCCGGTAATAAACCAAGGTATAGGCTTTGTCAGCTGTCGGATACAAGTACACAGTTGGAGTAGTTGTTCTCTCGACATAAAACTGCGATGGTCTAGCCTTTGTCAGCTTATTGGGCAGGTCTAAATACTCTGACCGGCCTATCCTATCTATGCTGATGTCCTGCTGCTCACCATTTATCGTGTCTCGTATCACAGCAGAGAGCACGTTTACCGTATCCGCTCCGGGTGCGATCGTAGTCGTGCCGTCAGCCAGTACAGCAGTAGCCTGCTCAATGGTCCAAAGGTTAAGACCCCTGTTGGCCCAATCTGAGAATAATAGATTCAAAGAACGACGAGCTGATGACAGCTGATATCCAGCTGTCATTCTCATACCACAACGCTCAAACGCCTCTTCTATGAGGTCGTCGATGTTGAGATCAAATGTTGCTGTTCCTGAGGTCGCCATCGAGCAGCTGCCTGTAAAAATTAGTTCGTAGCTCGTACATTTTTGCTACATCATATTCCCTGAAATACTTGTCGTAGTATCCGAGGGGCCTTAGTTTTTCTGCGGCTCTCTCTAATTTCGACAACCGCTGTACGAAAAACATTGCATACTGTGTCTCTGTTTCCCCTTCAAAAGTCCCATCATCAATAAGCTCATTTGACTCGTCTTCTGGATGAAATCCCATTATCCAGAAATCTTTATCCTCAAATGCCTCGTCTGCAATAGCCTCATTCAAGCTATCTACAAACTGATGAAACTCATCTGGGTCCTCTACAAACTCTGTATCCGCTATGATCACTAACTCTTTTGAGTCATCCCATTCGCTTAGAGTCACATAAAGGGTCCTGTAATCCTCACTATCCGTCTTAAAAAGTATCTCTACTTTGTTTTCTTGCCATGCTGCTTTTGCATACGGGCAAGGCGGCAGATTGTTGAAATCAGAGCTGCTGGCCTCTAGGGCATACTTAGACCAGTCTCTGATCTCTTTTACTATGCCTTTTCGGTCAGCATCCGTAATCATTTCTTTTTCATTGCCATACCGCCGCCGCGCATTTTTTTCATTGCCATGCCGCCAGCACGCATTTTCTTTTTAGCCATACCGCCTTTTGCCATCATCTTTTTCTTGGCCATACCACCGCCGCGCATGCGCTTAACTCCACGACCTTTCAACACATCCGCTTGCGTTACTTTGCCGTCTCCTGTCAGGTCAGGGAACTTGCCTTTTTTCTTGGCCATGCCGCCTTTGGCCATCATGACCTCAACCTTTGGGCTAGGAGAAGAAATCTTTTTGTTACGAGGTCCAGAGGAAACCGCTCCACCACCTCGAGTTGCCGCACCCATTCCACGTCCAGCCATTTTGATTACCTCACTCGTCTATGACGTTTAACTTTTTTAGCAACCTTTTTAGGTTGCGCCGAAAACTGTTTACCCTTCGCAGTATCCGCTCGCTTCTTGCGGGTGGTCGCTGCATACTCTTTACTGCTCATAGACTTAATGGCCTTAGCAGGCAGATATCTTTCGCCTGTGGCTTTGGGTCCCTGTGTGGAGGGCTTACCGCTTTTAGTTCTCCACTTTTGCTTAGTCCAAGCTTTTAGCGATTTCTGGGACTTTTTAAGAGACATTAGTCTTTGTAGCCCCCGCCTTTCGCCTTGTACTGTTTAGCCAACATCTGGGCTTTACGCGCTGACCATTGACCGGGCTTACCGCCTTTTCCTCCAGCCTTTATTTGATTAAAAAGCTGTTTTCTCATAGTAGGCTTCGTGTAGTTGCCTGCTTTGTTTACAGAGGACTTTTTGACTGCGCCTCCGGCGGCCTTTCGGACTACCTTCTTTTTTGCAGCCTTTTTCCTTACCATTTTTTACAACTCCAGTACCGCGCAGTAAATTTATCCTTTGCAGTATCGCAGTTATGTCTAGCCCTAAAATTGGCTCGACGACCGGGGTTACTTTTCTTGATGGTCATGTTCGGATCACCAAACCTGACCAGCTTTACTTGGTCTCCCTTCTTGGCCAGAACCGCAAACTTCTTACTGCCTCCAGAGGTTCTTTTGGGTTTGTTGTATCCCGCAAAAGTCTCACCGCGATAAGAAACACGTCCCGAAGGCGTGCGTTTTACGTTCTTGGTGCTGGCCATTACTGAGGATCACCTCCTTCAAAAAACAAAGTAACACTTGTTACTTCGGCATCATTCACGTCAATGTAGATACCTGTCTCAAACAAAACACCTGCGTCTGGAATAAACAAGTCCTGAGCGCCAGCTGCTGCTGGGGTGTTTATAGTGACCAGAGCGGTGCCGCCAGACGTTGTACCGTCCTTTAACGCGAAAGAAGAGCCTGTCGCTGTGTTGGTAAAGTAAATGCCGTATAAACGGCAACGTCCTACCACAGCTGAAGCATCTGCCGTCTTAGTGACGGTTTTGATGTTGCTATAGCTCACGGATCACCTCCCGTTATGAGAGATTGTTGTTTTGAATATACAAGATTGTGACAGTAGCTACGCCAGCGGTGCCGTCACCTGCTGTGGCTGCAAAATCAGCTAAAACTTGAATATCTGTAGTTCCTACGTCAGTGGCTTCAGTGTCCAAAGTGCCGCGAGTGGTTCCAACAGCCTGAACGCTGGTAGATGGAATAAAAGCATTTGGATCAGCAGCTGTGCCTACCACTACAGTCGAGGCAGTGCCGTCGTCGTTAGCAGTAGTGACGTTAAGGATGGCGTCAACAATCTGTGAATTAGCAGGAATAGTAGCAACAACCTGATCTGCGCTACTGGCACCAGCTATATCAATCACAGCAGATTGCGCCATAAGAACAGAACCGACGTTTGCAACGTCTGAACCTACGGTTGTACCGATGGTATCTTTGATGGTTCCGGCCTTGATAGGACCAGAAAAAGTAGTAGTAGCCATGTGTATCTCCTGTCGTGGCTAGGGTCAGGCGCGGGATTGCACCTGTCAGGGATTAGGTTGAGGATATAGAAAAAGAAAGGGGCCTACAAGAGGCCCCTTTCGTCGATCTCTAAGGAGTACCCGGAGAGCCGAAAATGCCGCGAGGATCGCTAAAGCCGAAGCTGTAACGCTCACGAGCCTTGTAGCGCACATTTCCTGTTTCAAAGTCACCCTCGAAACCAGTGCTAATAGCTACACGCTGGAACATCTTCATGCCGTTAGGGGCATCAGTCATGATGAAGAACGCATCAGGATCGGTCAAGTAATGATTGACTGAGTAACCCTGAGGCACCATTCCCATGTTACGGACCGCGTTGATGTCGTTGTCTGCAGTACCTACGCGCAGAGTAGACTTCAAGATACGGTCAGCAGTGAACTGAAGCTCTTTAGGGATAATGAGCTTAGTGCCCTGAACTGCAATCTTCAGACCACGCTCGTCAGTGAAGGCAGCAATATCAATCAGAGCCTGTTCCAGAGAAGCCTCGGAAAGGTCTGCTGAAGTAGCCAACTCGTTTGCCAGATCAGGACCGGTAAGAGTCGGGTGATCTGTCGCACAAAGTGGCTTGCCGTCTCCACCAAGAGATGTGGTGAAAGCGTTGTTCAGAATGTCAGCAGCTTTAATCTGCTTAGTCTGAGCCATACTACGAGCCAAAGCCTTGGTGTAGCGAGACGCCAGAGAGTCATAAAGGTTGTCCTCAATGGCCTCTTCAGTCAGGCTAAAAGCCAGAGCAATGGTTTCATGGGTATAACGAGCTGTGTAAACCTCTTGCGCTTGGTCGTATGCAACGCCAGAGCCTTCCGATTTAACAGGTGCCTCGCCAAAGCCACTGAGCATCACTTCCTCTTCAAATGCTCGATCTGAAGACTCAGTGGAATAGACTTCCGCATGCTCGTTTTCGTAGTTGTTGTATTCCAGTCCAAATAGAGCATTCAGACCGGGTTCAAGCTCTTTTACGAGTTGTGAACGTGAAATTGCCATTGGTCATTTACTCCTTATTGGCCAGCTACGCCTGCACTTCCGTACAGATGCTCGTTGATTTTAACCACAACGACAGCGTTGGCGCCCACGGCATTACCGGGGACATCCCAAAGACCTACAATCTTCAGGTTCAGCGCAGCAGTAGTAGCAATAGAGCTGGTATCAAGCTCGTTAGCGGAAACACCAGTGGTAGTGCTGCCTGTGCCAACGACGATATCAGCGTTCTTGCCATAGTTTGCTACAGCAGAAGTGCCGTCATTCTGAATGATAAACAGTTGATTCGGGTCGTCCAACACGTCAGCAGTGATTTTGCCTTGTGTGATGTTGACCGAACCGGGGTAGTAGTTTGAAAAAGTAGGCTTTCCAGTAGTTGGATCGGTATAGAAACAACCATTGAACACGCCTACCGCCGCCGAGTGACTGGCGGGGTCAAACTGCAGAATATAACCATCTTTCAGGGTAACAAGGTCCCCTTGAAAGATAGCACCGGCTTGGTTGTCCGCAATCTCGTAGCCGTACTGCTTCTGTGAACCAGAGGCAGACAGGTTACCGAGCGGACGCAAACCGAAAGCTTTATCTACATTAGCCATGATATATGTCCTTAAATAACAGGGTTATTCGGAGGACCGAGGACCTCCGAGGCTTACACGGGACTGCCTATCAGGAGCATTGATCTTCATCGACGAATGTGCGTTCGTCTTCATCAGGTCATTGTCCGCAGCCCGCATCTGATCATGGGTTCTACTTTGATAATACTCTCGACGCTCTTCTGCTGTTTCTTCAGGAATCCTTGCCAGCAACAATCCACCGACAGAAATAACACCTGCGTGCTTTCCGTCTTCTTGGACCACACTGTCAAACTCAGGATACTCATCAGCTCTAACCAGCTCATACCCCTCACGGAGTTTGCCGGTTACGTTGATTCGATCCTCTTGCCCTGCAGACTCAGCCCTTATCCAACGGTGCTTATAGCCCGGAGGAGGTGGGGGAGCATCTAACCGAGAAGGAGGTGCCCAGCTTTTACGACGCGCAGTCTTTTCGCGAGTCTCAGATTCACGTTTACTGCGAGAAAGTTTTGGTACAGTTTTGTCGTTCATGACTACCTCTTCACATGTTTAGCGTATTCTTCAAGTGGAACCCCTAGCTTTTTAGCGATTGCAACCTCGCTGGGTTTCAACTTAATAGTACGGCGTGCTGAATTGTTGACTCCCGACGATCGGGTTGCAGGCGCCACCGTTTGCACGGGTCGGTTGGTCCTGTTATCTGGCGCAGCTTCTTCTTGGGGTGGTGTTGCTTCCCCAAACTGCTGCGGAAATAAATTACGCATTCTGCGATCTATCTCATCATAGTACTCGTCTGAAGTAGGGTCAAACCCTTCATTCTTAACAAGTTCTACGTGAATACCCCGCACGGTGTTGGTCATCACGATATTTTGACCAAACCAAGGGTTCTTTTCTGCCCAGTCCTCAGCCTTAGGATCAGCTGCTTTTTGCGGCTGTGGAGGAGGCGGTGCAGGCTGTTGTGCTTGGGCTACAGGCTCAGGTTGCGGCTTATTTAACTGTTGCTGCTCCCATATGGCCTGCGTAAGTCTTTGTTGCGCCTCAGTTTCTGTGTCAATATCGCCTTCTTCTCTGGCTCTCTTTATCACAGTTTTCAGTGCAGTGATCTGTGTTTCAACACGGCCCTTGGCCTCGCCTGCTCGCTCTGTAGCAGTCTGCTCATACCTTTTACGCAGCTCTTCGTGCTGAGATTGCACGCTTTTTGCATACTCCAAGGCAGACGCTTCACGACGTTCAGTCTCTCGTAAACGCGCTGTAAGCTTATCAATTCGCTTCTTTACCTTATCAGAATAGTCGTCTAGCTCTCCTGAATCAGGTGCAGCCTGCTCTTTCTTTTCAGAAGCGGCTTCTTGCTCAACGACAGGCTCTTCCTTTTCGGCGACTTTGGCATCACTGCCGTCGTCGTTCATTTCAACCGTCGTTTCTTCTTCGTTTTCACCAACGTCAAACTGGAGTTCTTCGTTCTTTGGCTCTGCCATCAATCTCTCCTTACATGTGCAAAATGTTTTCGGGATCAGTCACTATCCCTAAAATTTCGTCATCATTGAGGAGCCGGATTTCGCCTCCGTCAATCTGAATGCGTGATCCGGCATATCGGCCAAAGATCACCCAGTCACCTTCCTTGCACCACGGGCCGTCTGGAAACTTAGACGCATCCGCGTATGCCAAAGGCCCTGCCTTCAACACATAACCTACATTGGTGGCTAGTTGTGTCCTTTCCTGCGTTTCCTTGGCCAGCATGATGCCGCCCTTGGTAGTTGCAGCACCTCGGTATGGAAGCAAGGCAAGACGCCAGCCCGTCGGCTGGGGAATCAGATCAAGAACATTTTGCTCAATGCCCTCGTCTTTTACCTTTCCATCTTCGGTGTAAGCATCGTTAAGACTTGGCTTAGAGGTCTTTTCCTCTTTCTGCCACTTCTCTTCCAATGCAGTTGGTTTAGGCTCAGATTGCATATAGTCTCCTTTAGTCGTCCGAGTATTTCTTAACTTCGTTACGAATAACCTCATCAACGAGGCGAATACCTTCCAGACGGCCCATCAGGAAACGATAACGCTCCATATCGGAGACGGTTCCGTTCAACACAATCGCTTGTGTGTCCGATTCTAGCTTTCTAATTTCTTTTAGAACGCGCTCAGCGAACTCCAGCATGGTCGTTTTCCCATGTAAGCAGACGGTTTAATGCCACCGTCTGGAAGGCTTAGTAAATCTTTACTTTTTTGTTGCCGTCGCGTTTCCTGACAACTCGAGGTTTTGGCTTTGAGGCGGCCTTGACTGGGCCACCCTTAGCCATTTTGCGCGACTTACCTGCCTTACTGAGAGCAATAGCCACGGCTTGTTTTTGCGCGGCTTTCTTGCTGGCAGGTCTACTGGCGCCTATCTTACCTTTTTTCTCATAGGTTTTAACCAGTTCTTTTACATTTTTACCTATTGTTTTATTACTTTTTCCACTTTTAAGAGGCATTTTAGCCTCCTTTTGGCGCATAAATACGCTCTCTGGCTACAGCTGACCTTTCAGCTGCGATCTTTTCCTGAGATGCAATGCGCTCATCATTGGCCTGAGCGTTCTCTTGGATACGCATCTGCTCGTTCTGCAGGCTTTGCTGCTTCAGTGCAATGTCGGCCTGATCCTTAGCGGCACGCTGCTGCAGCTCCTGAGCCTTCAATGCCACCACGGGGTCCTGACCACCTTCTTCGCCGCCACCCATCAACTGAGCCTGCATCCCCTTCATCTCCATCATGTACTGAGAGACTTTGAGAGCCACAGTGGCTTCGCGCTGCATGTCGGAAACCATGTTGTCTGGATCGTTGCCGTACTGAGTAAACAGTTCAGCTTCTGCATCCTCCTCGGCCTTGAGTTTGATGTGATCCAGAATGTGCTTCTGCAGCTCAGTGGCAGCCATAGGATTCGCCTGTAACAACGGCGACATGCCCATAATCAGGTGTGATGCAATGTGAGAGTCGTGCTGCTGACCAGCAAAAGCCTGCAGCTGCTTGCCGTCTACCGCGTCGATGTTCTCGCTGGCAGGGTCTTTTGGCATCTGGTTGGTTTGTACCTTCAGAATGCCGTCGATGTCCCGCACGTTCATTGCCTGATACACACGGTAGTACGCCTCGTACATGTTGTGCATCTGTGGGGCGCTCTGAGCCAGCTGGAGCTGTGTTTGCGCCAAGGTAATACGCTGGGCAGCAGAGAAGATATTAGGGTCCGCTACGGGCAGCACAGCGACCATGTTGTCAAAGTCGCAACGCTTGACCGAACGACAGGCTCCGGGCACGTCATACGGGTACTCATCCGGCAGATACTCGCCGAATCCCTTGAACAACATCTCGAACTCTTGGGTCTGTGCGTAGTACAGGCGCTTGTGGATAGCTGACATCACCATTGAGCCACGCTCCAGAAGAGCTACTGTGGTGCCCACAGCGGCCTGTTGGTTGCCATCCCCTACCTGCATGTCTGCTGTGCTTGCAAGACGCTTACCGGCGTCCACAGTAAAGCCTAAGAGCGAGAAAAGGGTCTGGCTTGGCTCTTTGTACGGCATTGGCAGCAAAGAACTGCTCAATTCTGCCCCACCAGCGTCAATATCGCGCCATTCACCCGGCTGAATTGGGTTGTTATCGTCCGCTATACGCGCTCCCTTGGCTTTAAAGCCAGCAGGAAGGTTAGATAGCGTACCTGCGTCCAAAAGCTGCCTGAGAGCGGCTGTGGCGGTCTTAGAAAGGCCACCAATCAAGTGTACAAAGCCCAAACCGTATGCTCCGGGGCCTTCTACCAGCACATAATGCACAAAATACTCTTTTCGGCACTTGTATTCGTCGCCTTCGTTCCAGTTTCTGCAGATTTTCAGCACTTGGCCGGTGTTTTCGTCCAATGTAACGACGTAAGGCAACCTGATTCCGGTCGGATTGCCCTTTTCGTCCACATCCTCATAGCCCGGAATGTCTAAATCGACCTGAAACTCCAACAAAAACAGCTCTTCAGGCTCTCCGGTGGCCTCTACACCCACCAAACGGTCCACAGCGGCGCCAATCTGGTCAATATTTTGACCTGCACCGTCTGGATCGACCTCAATGTCCCGATATTCGCCCGCTACAACGCGCTTTTTGAACTCATTTGAGTCCATTGTGATGCGGTGAGTGATACGACGGCACTCAGACATGACACTGGAACCGTTATAGGGGATATAAAGGTCGTCAGGAAGCACCACTCGGCTGACCATGCGGCCCAGTGGGTAGTCATAATAGACTTTTTTGAAAGCAGAACCGCCGTATCCTGTGTAAAACAGCAACTGATCGAACTCCGGCGTGTACTCTTTCATCACCGTCGTGATCTGGTAGTTCATAAAATCCTGCACACGAGACGCCTGCTGGACCTTATCCAGCGTCTCCTTGCCCATTGTCTGGGTTCTGACAGGACCACCCGCCGGCATCAGCTCTTTAAACGCCTGCGCTTGGAACTGGACAATGGATTCGGTGAGCATTGGGTGAACAGCACCCGCTGCACCACGGAATGGCCTGCTGCGCTCTTCAAACTTCAGGCCCAACAGATCAAGGCCCTTGGCATACATTTGCTCCCAGTCACCTCGAGAACTCTTGTCTGCCTCGAAAAACGCCAATAAATCCAACGAAATCTGGGCTAGATCACCGTCGTCCATGTCCTCAGCGAGGTTGTCATAGAAGTCAGGGTCTTTTTCTGGGACCAGCTCTATCTCAAACTCACCGTCGTCAGGAAGCACCACCTCGATCTCGGGCATGTCTTCATCTTCAACAACGACCGTTGTGTTTGGAGCAAGGTTCACTACTTTATCTATTGGCATGGTCTTGTCCTAGATATATGTTCTGTTGTCGTCTTTGCGGTCTACGTCGCCGCCACGATTAAAATACTGCGGATTGTCTGGATCACTCTTCTTCAACATATGCTCAGGGCTTCTCAGTGGTCTTGTCGTAGTGTTCTTAGCCAGAACCAATGGGCCAATCTGTATTACCTGATCGGCAGACGCCACAGGCATTCCTGTGTTTTTATCATAGAAGAAAGAGTGTCGGTAAGGATTCATTCCAACCTGAGTCCACTCAGGATCGTTCAGATACTTTTCGGCCAAAGCTTGGACTTCTTCGACTTCCATATTACGCCACTTACCGTTCATTCTGGCAAATGGGGCCTTGTCTGACTTACCTGATGCCACTTTAAGGGCCGAGTCAGGATTACTGTTGAATTTAACATCGTCCAGAACAGCTACTTTTCCATAGCCTATTGATGGGCCGCTGACTCCCGCGCCTTCGTGCAGAGAAACAACCCACGTATCAAACTGATTGTATGCCGGGATGTCTAGCCGAGAACCGACCATAGTGCCATCAGCGATTTCTTTGTTTAGTCCTATCAAGCCCTTATCAACTTTATTTTGATCAAGCGCATAAGCAATCTCTTCAAAAGAAGAAATCTTAGGGACTTCGGTTATTAGCTCAATAGGACGTAGCTCTTTTACTTTTTGAGCGTAGTCCTCAATAGATATCTTGTTGGCTTGCAGGTCTCGAGCAGCCTCCTCAAGCTCAGGCGTTTGTGCCTGCCTAAAGTCTCCTTTGTTGGCTTCACGCCATGCTTTGCGTTGATCTTCTAAAATTGAAGAGACTTGAGTCTGTTCTATCGCTTTATCTTGGAGGGCCACGGCGTCTGCATACTCTTTAACCACAGGCACATCTTTGGCTCCCCCAAAGTAGTCAGGGTCGTGTACAAAGAAAACTATGTCGGGTTCGCCGTTGTTGTGCTTTTTAAATGTGTTTTTGTCCCAATTATCCGGCGCAAACTCATCGTTCCATGGCAAACGAGCCACGGGCCTAAAACCTACACGTTCGTATATATCAGGTAAATAGGTGTCAAAGGCGTCCAGCTTCTTGCCGCCGGCCTGAACTGCTGCTTGGAGCATGGCATAACTACCGCGACGAGGCTCGTTAGCAGAAGCAAATACAGCCACGATGTCGCCGTCTGGCTTGATGGCAAACCCGCTGCCTGATTCTGTACGGAACAATCGAGCGTCTGCCAGCTCTTCTGGAGACTTGATATCAACCTGAGCAGCCATTGGGTTGGAGGCCATCGCCTGAGTCATGTCTGCGTTATATGCTGCAGCATTCGCGGCTGAATCCACCTGCCTAATTACAGGTAGAGAAAGAGACGCGCTTTGGTACTGTGTCAGAGCATTCTGGTCAGGGCTAAAAGTTAGAAGCCCATCGCGTCCATCTGTTCCGACAGTTCCTCTCGTGTAAGGCCCGGCCTCTTGGCTAAGATTTCGTCCATCAGGCCCTCCCGAAACTCCTCGGGTCGATCTTGCGACGTTGGCTGCGTCTCTACGGAAGGCTGTGAGGAAGTCTCCCCTTCGTTCAGAAAGGGCGCCCCGACCTTGAATATCCCTGACATCGCCTGATCTAAGGCTTCCGTCGGGGTTGGCGTTCTCGAATTGTTTCGCTGCTTCATCTAATTTTCTCTTGTCTACTTCGGGCCTAGTGTACCAAGG